CTCAGGCGATTCAAACCTTTTGATTTGATTGTGGCCTATCTGCAAAGTAATCATGCCTTTATCCTCTCTTAGAGTGTTAAGCAAATCTAAATATTGTCGCCAATACTTCAATACTTCTACATAACCTTTACCATAACCAGGTTGCTCAATGGATCGCCAGCCATTATCTTGACAGGCTTTATCCCATATCAATGGTTCTAACCAATCAAGTGAATCCACTACAACAGTTTTGTAATCGTGATCTTCCTCTATCAAATCTTTTAGATAACCCATAGCATCTTCAAAAGATTTACATAAAGGAAACTGTGGTGCTTCAATCGTACCCATACCATCTTCTGTAAGTATGAAGATAGGTTTAGGCATCGTTGATCCAAAGGTTGTTTTACCAATACCAGCACCACCATAGACAACAAGTCTTGGCGGTTTCTGTTTTGATTTAGTTCTAATATCAGCTAGGCTCATTTGACCACCTCAACCTTTTTATCATCACCTTCTACAGCTTCTTTAAGTAGATCGCTGTAATGTTTTGCAAGAATGTCTAGCTTTTCAACCTCAAAGTTTGCATTGCTAACAATCTCATTTTTTTGTCTATTGACCAACATAACCTTGTTGTAAATAAGTTTATGTTCATCAGACAAATCATCTACCTTGTACTCTTTACCATCATCGGAAAAGCTAAAGGTAAGTTCTTCATTATTATCGGACATTATTTTTCTCCCATATTTAATTTATAAGTTTCACAAAGACTGCGCCCATTGCAGAATTTGCAATGATCCCCGAATACATATTCAGGGTTTTCCTCAAAACAGGCTTCCGCCCGTGGTTTTAAGAAATCGTATCCCCAATTCACAAGGTTTTCTGCTGTGGTTTCCCATGTCTTGACAGCCTTTTCCTTCTTAACGCCTCGTGGTTGGACTATTGTTAGTTCAATCTTGGTGTCTGTATCTCCGTATCTGGACAACGCACCAAGCCCATAAATCATTAGCTGGTAATTATTTTCAGGTTTGACAGGCCATTTACCAGACTTTAAATCAATGACACATATCTTATCTTTAGCCAAGATAATTGCATCAGCTGTTCCCCAACAACTATCTGTTATTTCATCGATTGATACTTGTTCTTCAATTAATAGTTTTCCATCAAGTTCTTTTGTTTTTGCTTGCACATATTCTGTATAAGTTCTAGCACAATCAATCATTTCTTGATCTATCTCAATCTCAAAATCTTCAACGCTCTCTACTTTACCAAGCCAATAATCCTCTAATGTTATATCACCATCTAATCTATCCTTCATTATGATTTCACTTATTTGGTGTACCAATGTACCTGTGACAGCTGGTATAGATACTTGATAGGGTACTTGTGCAGCTAACTTAGGCATACCTGCACATCTCGTCCATTTGTCCGATGCGGATGGTGATAATAAAGCGTGTTTACTAGGCATTGCTGGAAATGTAAGACTCTTTTTCGTAACTTATAACATCATCAAGGTCATAGTAAATCTTGCCTGTAATCTTCCAATGATTAGGCCTCTCACCTTTAAGCCTTCTGTTATCAATAGTTTTCTTAGTCACACCCCATCTTTTAGCGAGTGCTTCTGCATCTATCGTGTTTGTTATGTCAAAATCTTTTTGGTCTTTTATTTCCATTGAATTCCCTTTTTTCGTAATTAATGCTTATAATACATCAAGAATACCAATAATGGTATAAATTTATTAATTTAATATAGGAGATTAAATGTCGATTGATAATGCTACAAAAAGGGAATGGGATGAAGCCAGAAAGGGTGTAGAGTGGGATCAAGAGATTGACAGGTTGCCAATCAATAATCAGGTGGGCGGTAATCATTACAACCACTTGAAGATTCAACCTATTGAGTATGCTTACGCAAACAATCTAAGCCCATGTCTTACAGATGTTGTGCAATACATAACCAGAAGTAAGGGTGAAGAAAAAGATAGAATTAAGGATCTTATGAAAGCCAAACATTCTATCGATCTTGAATTACAGTTAGTTTATGGCTGTGATAAAGATGGCAATAGGATTGGTAAGTACACCAAGGAAATCTCCATATAGGAGTAATTATGAGCAACTTTTTTGACTTTGACGATAGCATCGAAAACGAAAGAAAGAACGGGCAAGCTCTGTATTTAAACAAGTATCTTGTTCATTCTTTGAAAGACTTTGCTAAGTCAACCAAGAAAGATCCTCGTGTGTTGGCGGAGTATTTTTTATCTCTAGGGATAAACTCCGCTAAACATTATGAAGATCAAAAAATTAGATTTGATATTAAAAATTTATAATTAAATATTATCTAATATATCGTTAAGGTTCTTTACAGAATCGTTGTTCTTCATGTGTTCATCGGCTATGGTTATCTGGTTCTGATCCATAGGTTTTATAAAAACTACATTTCTATATTTAAGACTAACCAAAGCAAAAATATCTACCGCTTGTTTTTGATATTCTCTATCTTTACTATGCGATCCTCTACGCATATCAAACCGCCAATTAACTCTGCCTGTATTAATCTTGGATGAAGTTTTAACTTGGACTTTGTAAAGTTTGTTGTTGTGTTCAAAGACTAAATCAGCCTCAGATCCATGAGGTACGACCATGACAGTATCGGAAACTAGAGAGAGGAGTGCTGCTGTGAGATATTCACCTGATCGACCAACTCTTTCGGTCGCTCTTGGCATGGTTTATTGGGGAGGTATTTGTTCCTCTGATATAGGTTGATTTGTTCTCTCAACTTGAGGAGAAACACTATTTATAATATTTAAAACTAACTTAATCGCCTCTTTTGATTGTGGATTAGTTTTTCCTAACTCAACCAAGGATGCAACGGCATTATTATTTGCCATAATTCTGCCTAAATTATCCATTGCACCACCAGCCTTTAGCTCTCCATATTTTGTTGAAAGCCTTACAAGAGGATTAAATGTTTTCATCATAGCCAAATCTTTAGTTAATGTTCGTGCAGCAATACCTTGAACATCAAAACCAGGCTTGTTAATGTTTGATATTCTTCCAGTTCTCTCTAATACATCCATCATATTTTCAAAACCAACTTTAAATTCTTTTCTGTTAACGCCGTGTGCATCTGCAACATTATCTAAAACTGCCAAGAAATTTTTTCTAGCATTACCTGTTTTAGCAATAGATTCAATAAGTTTGAATCCTGCTGTTAAATCTTCACCTTGCTTAACTATTGGAAAAGCATTATTAATTGCATTTCTAAAATAGATATTAGCAATTTGTTTGGTAGCTTCGGGATTAGTAGCATTTAATGTGCTGAGAGTATCGTTGATATCTTTAACATTAGCCTTTGCTGGATTAAAAACAAATTGTTCTATTTTTGTTAAATCTAAACCTTCTCTTGCTAAAGTCCCTGTATTAGATTTGGTAACATCTACCAACTCTTTTGATAATCTCTCAAAAGTTTGAGTAGCTGTATTATAATTTGGATTTTTCTTTAATTCTGTAACTAATACATCTAAAGCACCTGTACCATCTTGGTTAAATAGTTTTGCAGATAAATCTTTTTGTATAAACCTTTTTGGATCAGCTACATTTTTTCTTGAATCTTTTACAGCATCACGATAAGTTTTGAATGTTGAATCTAATTTATTTATATTTGTTACAGGAACAATATATTTAACTCCATCTTCTTTACCCTCTTTTTCAATGAGTTCTTTTCTTATGGCTTTTAATTTTCTTTGATTTGCGCTATTAGGTGCAGATGCATCAATTAAATTATCAATATTCCTTATAATATTAAGTGCTTGACCAACACCTATATTTTCATTGTTAGCTAATTTATAACCATCATTGTAAGCTGTAATTCTTCTTGTGCTTTCTGATGATTTAATTGATGATGCGGCTGTTTTTTGTATTGATTCTAAAACTCTTCTTTGACTTTCGGGCATCTGAGCAATTCGTAGTGCGTTTTCTTCTGCAAGTTTTATAGCATCTGCTGGTCTGCCTTTAACAGCTTCATATAGATATGGCGCACCTTTCTCACTTTTAAGAACATCTTGTGTCAACTGATTAAATAATTTACTGTCTATAGTTTCGCCAGGTAATAATTTAATTCCTTGTGTTTTAGCTATATTTTCAAGTCGTATAGCTTCATTTATAGTTGCATCATCTATTCCTTCTAATGCTTTGGATGTTAATTTTGAGGCTGTTGTTGGGCCAAACAACAAACCCACAGCAATAGATGTTGGCAGAGTTATGCCTGTTGCTGTAAGTGGGCTTGCTCCTGCTAGCTCTGCTGTTTCATAAACACCGCCTGAAAAACCACCCAAACCAAGACCGAATTTTTTAGCACTTTTAGTTTTTGCTAATAATCCTGGTGCTGCAAACTCAGGTATGGTTTGTAAATATCCACCAAATTTTGTTTTTGGTTCGTATGCACCATAATCTTTTAACGCAGGTACAAACTCTTCAGTTTTTTGTCTAATTTGTGCGGATGTTGGAAAAGAAACAGGTTCTACTTTTTCGTCAGTAAAAAATTGACCAATAGGTTGTGTTAAGACATTAGGTAAAAATCTTTCCCCTAGTTCTTCTATATCACCAGCAAATCCTGGTATATAAGACAAACCTTTATATGCACCAGAGGCAAGAGATTTTAAATAATCAATGGCAGTATCTCTTTTATTTAATGGAACAACCTTTGGTTTAGATTCAGGTAAGGGTTCTGTTGTAATTGTTTGTGATGATTGTAATTTTAATATTTCGTTAGCTAGAATTTGAGCATCCTCTGTATTACCAGATTTATCTGCTTGTATTAAGGCTTGCTCTAGTTCTTTTAATGTTGCTGTTGACATTAGGGATTCGTACTATATTTTTTAAGTAATAAAGCAGCTTCGTCAGATATATTGGTAGAAGATTCATTTAGTAAAAGTGGGTTTTGGAAAGGCAAAAATGGTGTTGCATCAGTTAAAGATTGCAATTGGCCTAAAGATTCATCAAAAAAAGTAGCTCTGTCTGGAAATATTTTTTTCTGAGAATTTAAAACTGCAATTTTGTTATTTAATACACCAGAAACTTCAGCACTCAATCTATTATAAACATCTTCGATAACTTTTATTTTTCCTGATTTACCAACACCGCCAGAAACTATATTTAAAGCATTTTCATAATCTCTATCAGAAAGACCTCTGCCCTCTTGACCTCTTGCGGCTGCAAATAAATATGCCAAATCTCTAACCCTTGATTCATTAACGCCAAATTGCTCACTTATGTTTTTAACACGATCTGTGAAATCAGTACCAGTATCAGATACAAAATTTTTATTTTTTTGAGATTCTTTATAAAAAGCATTTGTTTCAGAGCTTGCTTGCGCTATAAAGCCTTGTGTATTTTGTATAATTGAATTTATAAAATTAGCAGTAGCACCTACTCCTGTTAAAGCTGCTTCGTCTGATTTTGCATATTCATTAGCAAGGCCTTGCAAATTTGTTTGTAGTGTATTTGTAGCCTGCCACCTTTCAGCTATAGGCTTTGTTTCTTCATTAAACAAAGTAGGGGCTTTAACTGTTGGGGGTTTTTCTCCTTTAGCTATTTCAACTAAAGTAAAATCAGGTGCAAATTCACCAGATTTTTGTTTTTCTACAAATTCAGAATATGTAATTGGGCCACCAACCCTTTGGTTGTTACCGTCAACTGGCTGGTATATTTTTGCCTGGCTAATACCGCTAGTTGGTGTAACAGGGCCTAATGTTAAACTAGGATCTTCATTTATTTTTGCGATGGTAGCCATGTCATCTTTTAATATAGCACCAACCTGTTGACCATTTTTAAACACGCCAAACCTTTCAAAAGTATCTCGGTCAGATCCAAAAGACTTGCTTACTAATTCTATGCCTTTTTCTGGCGGTAAAATTTCTACAAGTGATTGTAGTCGTGGATCTAAAGTTTCTTTATTTTCAGCAACCCAATCTGTCCACAATTTATTTTGTTTTTCTTCTTTTTCTTTAGCATCGCTGATTTCTTGCAAAGCCATTGTGTTTTGCACAAAGTTTTTATCCCCCCTTAATGCACCACCCAAACCATAAAGCAAAAAACCAAGTTTTTTGTTTCTCTCACCTGTTCTTCTTTGCTGACCTCTTGGATCAACCATAGGCGTGCCAAATGTTCCTTGTTCTTGAACAAAAGGAGTTCCAGTATTAAATGGTTGCATGAATGGGTTTATCATTACAAAGCTCCGTAATTAACCATGTAATAGCCGTTAGCATCTTTGCTAACTGCTTCAGGCATATATTTAATAACTTCTTGTGCAATAACACCTTTTGTTGGATTATCAATACCAAGTTCTTTTGCTTTATCGTTCCAATCCCAAGTGTAAATATTATGACCATCACTAGACTTGCCAACATATTCTATGTTTTCTTTTAGTCTTTCATCTGATTGTCCCATATAATACATACCAGCTAATTGAGCAGCACTTCCTAAAATATCTCCAAGACCTGTTTCTCTTTCTGTGGTTTGTGATGTTAAAGGTGTACCTAATCCAGCTTGTAATAAACCAAGCTGTTGAGGCCCATAAGCCAAGGCTCTTTGGAACTCTTGATAAGGAATACCCAATGCTTGTTGTTGTAGCATTTGTTGTTGTCTGCCAATATCTCCAAGCATAGCTAATCTTGTTGATTGCTCTCCTTGCAAACCACTAAGTAATCCTGCTTGAAATCTTCTTTGAGCATCAGCAGCCGCTTGTGCTTTTTCAAAACCTCTTTGCTGTAAACTAGCAGAAGCTCTAGCCATGGTTTCTGCAAATGGTCTTTGTGATTCTGCTTCTAAAATAGCTGATCGTGAACCACCAAAAGCACCTGCACCTATTGCAGCATCCTGTGATCTTTGTCTAGCAACATCAGCTTGTCTTTGAATGTCTGCCATAGTTGTATCTATGACTTGTTGCTGAAAAGGTGATTGATATTGTTGTAGTGTTGATGCTTGTGTTAATGGATCAGGTGCGGCTAATAAACCACGCAACCCAACCATAGGATCGTACTGCATACCAGTTTCAAATAAACCACGAGTGGCTTGAAATTGTCTTAACTGATCTGGATTAAATCCAGCAACCAATGGCCCTGTATAGGGTACAAATGGTTGTCCAGCCATACCTTTTGCGGCTTGAAACAACTCTTGTTGCTGTCGCTTTTGATATTCTGGTAAATCTAATGATGTTGTTTGTGATCCTTTACTCATAATTCTTTTTTAATTAAATATTCAGATTCAAAACCTAAATGTTTTATTTTTCGTAGCCATCCTTTTCTACCACCGCCATAGAGCCTTTTACATTCTGCGGCTCTTGCAAATGCCTCTAAGGAAGGCAACATTTCTTCTAACTCTGTGTAATCTCCACCACATAATAGCAAGTTCATTGCTTTGTTTTGTGGGAATATTACAAATTCTGTGACCATTGCACTACGCTTTCCAGGCCACAAATGGAATAATCCATGTCTTATTTTATCCTCTACATCATTAATTGTATAGGAATCTTGATGTTCTAAAGCCTTTTCAATCCAATGTTTACAGCGATTCCATTCAATCTCCCAAGGATCTTTGCTTGGGAACTCAACAATATTAGTCGCCTTTTCCATATTCAACGATACTCGCTGTTACATTGATGTTTGCATGGTTTACTTGTATTTTAAGTATTTCACCTGCTGTAAGAATCAAACTCTTAGACAACATCTCTTGTGTTTCGTATGCAGTAATATTGTGGCTTTTCCAAAGATAATGATTGGTAGCACCTGAAGTTATTACAATATCTACATTGGTTTGTTGGTTGCCATCATCACCTACCAATAAAGATTCTATGATTGCGAAATCAAAATCACCGCCTGTGGGTGCTGTGTAAATAGTTTCTAATGATGCAGTACCGCTTACATCTAATTTAGCATTGACAGCCCTTTGGATGTACTGTCGTTGTGAGGATAAATCCATTATCTTCTGCCTCTATTTTTTACATCTAAGCGTATGTCACCGACTTGGAAGTCTTGAGTTGTACTTCCTGTGACTGTCATTTCTACTTGTCTTGCGGTAAAGCGAGCATCGGTATAGCCATCATTTTCAAAGGTAAATGATCCAAAATCTTGTTCTGCGCCAAGAGGATTAAATCGACCTTTGAAACTAAGGGTTACACCGGGCAAGGTATTAGCTTCTTCGTCTGGAAGGATTTGATTGCATTGTACTAATCTATTGCCTTGACCAATTTGTATTGGCCCTGAGGTACAAAAAGGTGATCTACCATTAAGGTTAGGTGAATTACCAAGTAAAGTTGATTCGTGTTCATAAACAAATCCACTTGAATCAGCAGAGATAGGATAATTAAACACGCCTTGGTCGATCCAACATCCTCTATCAAGTTCACCGATTGACCATACATTTTGTGCATAGTTCCAAATCACATATTTATTCGGTGCGTATTGAGTATCACCGCTTGGAAATCCCCACCATATCTCATTAAAGTTAGAGTTATGTCCACCCCAACAAGCACCTTTGCCTGGTACATTAAGATTATCAAAAACATAATCATGCACATCGCAAGGTATTTCTCTGACTGTACCATCATAGATATAGAAAGCATTTTCACCCATCCATGCAAGGAAGTTACCTGTAGGGACAATCACTCTTCTACCTACTGCTTTACAGTTTGTACCTGCATCAGCAATACCATAAACAAAAGGTGAGCCAGAATAAAACATTCTGTTAATGCCTGTATCACTAAAAATGATAATGTCAGATCTAAACTTAACAGCGTATAAAGCTCTACCACCTGTAGGGATTTGTAAATCACCTGCGGTGTTGGTTGCTTTAGATGTCCAAGTATTACGATCTTCTCTGGTTGACCATGCTACTTTTCTTGGATCACTTGCTGAACCAATTGCAACTAAATGTCTTTCATTAGTAACAATGGTTGCTTGGTTGCCTACGGGTGCGCCTGTGACTGCGGTTGCTATGGTATCGGGTGTACCACCTGAATTTGGCGACCATTCATAAATCTTGCCATCGCCTGAGAAACAGAAAACTAAATCTTCACCCCAATTACTGAATGAGAAATGGCCTGTTTTTAAAGGTAGTCCAGATTGACTTCTAGCATCGCCATAATCTTCTGAACCATAAGTGTATGCACCGAATCCCAAAGGATCATTACTTGCATCATTAACAAAGCCTGTGGGTGTAATATCTGTCCATGTATTGTCATATAAGACATAGACTTTTTCTCTAGTACCAACTGCTAAAACAGGATCACCAGCATTATCTGAATAGGCGTACATCCCAATGGGTGCGCCTGTAAGTGCTGTGTTTCTAAGTTTCTCCCAACCACCAATAGGTTTTAGGTAGCCATTTTCAAAGCGAACTAAATCCCCGTCAACCCAACGGCCTTTGTTGCCATAGTCAGTTCCGTTCTTGACTATGCCTGCGGGTGGTGTGACTGGAATGAGTGCCATTCACTTAGTTAGCTGCGATATATGCTTTACCAGTTGTAATCGCTGAAGTGTAAGATGATTTATCATCAGAGCTTCCTGCTACATCAGGTGTATCATCTTGATTATCTACAGGTGCATAAGCCAAAATAATTTCTAAATGGTCAACATTACGCTGAACCATTTCATTTATTTCATCTTGACTAAAATTACTAGGTATATAAGTTGAATCAGTGCCGTTTGTATTAATATCATTTATTAAGGCCACTGAATCATCTGCTGCTGATAAAACTTGTGCTACGGTTGTCATATTTATTCTCCTTTAAGAATGTTAATTTCGTTTTGCAAGCTATCACATTTAGCTGATAACTCTTGTACTGCTTTTATAAGTGGATGCACAAACATCTCTTGTGAAATACCTTGTATGCCTGAATCTTCTTCAATATTCCACCCACCAAAATCTGTAATGTTATGGTTATCCATTGCTTGTTTTACTTCTTGAGCAATAAGACCATACATTTTGTTTTCGTAAGTCCTTTCAGTTGCTTCTGCATCATAATCTGGCAACGTATTGTTAATATCTGCTTTAGCTTTCCACTTAAAGGTGACTGGTCTTAAATCATTTATAAAATCTAAACCACAATCAGTATTATCAACAATCTCTTCTTTATAGCGTTTATCTGAAACCCTAGACCAAGAAGCATTTGAGTCAAAATGATTATAAACTCTGTCTGAACCAGTGGATGAGCCAAAAGTTAATGAGTTGTAATCTCTTTGTGCTTTTACAGCAAAACCAAGAACAATATTGTAATTTGAGTTAGTTCCATAATTTTGTGTGTCCACACCAATAAAAGTGTTGCCATAACCAGTAGTCATGTTGTAACAAGCTGAACCACCTAATAATGTATTTTTAGCGCCTGTAGTTACTGCTGTACCTGCTTCTCTACCGATAATTGTATTTTTATCACCTGAGGTATTTGAGTCACCTGCACCTGCACCCATAAAAGTATTATTATTTGCAGTGTTATATCTTCCTGCATCTTGACCTATAGCAACACAATAATCCTGAGATGTACCAAATTGCATGGCGTTATCACCCATCGCAGTATTGTTAATTCCATCAGTCAATTGATTTAAAGTTGCTTGACCAAAAGCACAGTTATAATTTCCTGTAGTGCAAGAAGTTAATGATGCTTGTCCAAAAGCATTATTTTGTGTGCCTGTAGTGTTATATCTAAGAGCATATTTACCGACAGCAACATTATTACTAGCAGTAGTATTACTTGTCATTGTTCTGTAGCCTATAGCTACATTACCTGACCCTGTAGTATTGGCATCCATACATTCAGTACCCATTGCTGTATTGTCACTACCACTAGTGGTTGTATCCATGCATTTGTAGCCAACTGCTACATTATCAGATGCAGTGTTCGCTGCAAGTGAGCTAGAACCTATAGCTGTATTTCTTGTGCCAATAACGTTTAAATCTAAAGCATGATAACCAACAGCAGTATTATTTGAAGCTGTTGTGTTTGCAGATAAAGCTCCTTTTCCTATAGCTGTATTCTGTGTTCCTGTTGTGTTTAAGGTGAGAGCAACAAGACCTACTGCTGTATTGTTACTTGCTGTAGTATTAGCTTCTAATGCTTTTTGTCCTACTGCTACATTTTGTGATCCAGTCGTATTAGCTTTCATAGCATCCATACCTACAGCAACGTTATTAGATGCTGTAGTATTAGCTTTTAATGCTTCACTACCAACTGCTGTATTGTGTAGACCTGTAGTGTTTGCGTTCATAGCATTGTAACCAACTGCTGTATTGTCAGATGCAGTTGTGTTCGCTAATAAAGTTCCATAGCCTATTGCTACATTATCATCACCAGTTGTAGTTGAGAATAAAGTTCCATATCCAAGAGCAGTATTATTTGAGCCAGTAGTATTTGCATTTAAAGCAAATGTACCAAAAGCAGAATTACCATCACCTGAAGTTAAGGCTGCAAAAACATCTACTCCAACTCCAGTATTGTAATTAGCTGCATCAATTGTACCTGTAGTGGTATCGCCAATCATTATTGAGTTAGTGCCAAATGTTTTACTTGTGATTCCGTTTACAGTTGCTACTGCATTTTCGTCAATAGAAATTGCACCTGTAGTTCCAACTGTTGATCCAACACCAATAACCAAATCATCGGCACTATCGTCTAAACCAATGTAAAAGTCTTGGGCATTACCATCAAAAACTAACTTTGAATCAACTGCTGCTCCGTCACCTATGGTCACAGAATCATCTGTAATGGTAAGAATATTATTTGTCCCTACAGTAGAGCCTTCACCGATTACTAGCTTATCTGCTGAATCATCGAGACCTACATAAAAATCTTTTGCATTACCATCAAAAACAAGTTTAGTATCTTCAGCATCGCCATCGCCTATTGTTAAACTTGGGTTAGTCCCTTTAACAATAACTGCGCCACCGAAGTCAACTTGGCCCATGTCAACCGCAGTTCCAGATAAACTGAAAATGCCATCAACGGTATCTAGGTCATTATTAATCTTTGTACCCCAGGTATCGGTGGATGCACCGACCTCTGGTTTGGTTAGGTTTAAGTTAGTAGTAAATGTATCTGCCATAAATCTTTCCTTTAAGCTGCTTCTTGTTTATCTTTCTCTGTCCATGATGTTGACGGATTCGATACATCCGTCCAAGTTGTTGTGACTGTTTGATCTGTCCATGTATCAGAGGGAACAACAATATCAGTCCATTTTAAACTACCAATCGCAGAAAAACTACTTGTTTGTGCTAGTGTCGATGATCCTCTGTCGATTTGTCTGCCGATTGCAGTAAAGTCAGAAGTAGCAGCTATGGTTAAACTTGCACTTATAGTAAATCTGCCTGTAGCAGTCATATTTGATATTACAGGGCCAATGGATGCGCCTTTATCAATCTGAGTTCCTGTAGCGGTCATGCTAGAAACACCAGCGATGGTTGCAGAACCTAGGTCAATTTGCACCCCTGTAGCAGTCATACTGCTTGTTGCTGCAATCGTAGATGCGCCTCTATCTATTTGTGTACCAACCGCAGACATACTGCTGACACCTGCGATTGTGGCTGTACCACGATCAATCTGTCTGCCTGTTGCAGTTGCGCTAGATGTTTGAGCTATAGTCGCTGATCCACGATCTATTTGTCGTCCTATAGCTGAAGCACTAGAAACTGCTGATATGGTTGATGCACCTAATTTTATGGTAGTACCAACCGAGGTAAATCCTGAAGTTTGAGCAGATGTTCCTGCTCCAAGTTTGATAACTACTCCAGCAGAAGTAAATGCTGAAGTAGAAGCTATGGTGGCGCTACCTTTTACAAACTGAAGTTTGCCTGTAGCTGTACCACCAGAAGTTTGCGATGCGGTAGCCGCACCAAAATGATAAACGGGAGATCCATAATGGGACTTCCCGTAGGTATATTCACCGTAGCCTACTGAGGCCATTGTCTTATGCTAATGTGATATCTAAATCGCCAGCATCAAATCTGAATACATCTCCACTAGATACAGTTTTAGAGGCAGTCAAACTTGCATAAGCAAGTAAGTTACCAGCACTTGAGGCATCTAAAATACCCACAGCTACAACTGTTCCGTAGTCTGCGGTTGCAGTTGGATATTCAATCGCAGCAGCATTGGTTGCTTCTGTTGGGTTTGTACCTGATACGTTAAATGTAGCAGTTTGTCTTGCATAAGCTCCACCTGAAACTTCAGTACCACCACCTGTATCGGTTGGTGCTACAGTATATAAAGCCACATAAAGTGTAGATGGTGCTGTGTAAGCAGTTCCGCCAAAAACGTGATCTAATACTTTGTCTTCTAAATAATCGCTAAATCCAGCCATTTTTACTCCTAGTTATTATTCCAATAATGTATGTTTTTACGAGATTTACCATAAGTTCTTCTTCTTTGAACCAATGATCCTTTGCCAAACTCAGCCTTTTCTTGTTGTAATCTCATTTCTTCAAGAGATTTTTCAAACTGAGCATTGAATAAAGGTATTCTCTCATCTTCCATCAAAAAAACTGATGCGTGTTTTAGTGATCCATATAAGTAAACATCTGGATGTGTATTAGACACAAAGTTAGATGTATTAGAATCAGAAAGTGCATCTATCTTTCCGAAGTATGTTAATTGTAATGTATAACTGCTGTCAGGGGTAGGTGCAAGTTCGATTGTATCGTCAACTAATGCGTAATAGATTGGTTGACCAGTTTTGTTATTAATTGATTTTCTATACACATCAAGTGATTCAATAGACATTTGCATCAATGGTCTAAAGTCATTGGATGTAATTTCAATGTTGATGGCTTCTAGCCAATCAGAAGGTACTGATAAATATTGTCCGTCTGCTGTAGCGGTTGCTCGCTTAATCATTTCTTTAACTCTAAGTTTACGATTAAGTTCAGCTTCAGTATTATCAATAAATATATCTATTTCAGAAGTTAAATCTGATCTGTTTAGATAATTAGCTATGTTAGTTTTAAGCTCTGCGTATGTCATAGTTTACCTTGCCATGTTCTAAAGACTTTATTATCAGAATGATTTAACCACTTTCTCCATTGTTTCATGTCGTTAGCCCAGCCTTCTCTACAGGCTTTTTGGTAAATTACCAATGGTACTTCCGCAACATGACGTAAATCTTTGCCTGGCTTGTTCTCTGCTAATGCTTTGCAATGCTCTATAACAGGCGCAACATCTTGGGTGGTATGATAAATCAGCTTATCATCTTCCGTAGCAAATTCATTGGTAAAACCAGTCTTGTGATCGATAATTGTTCGTCTTGCCATATTGTTAATAATTTTATCATTGACTAAGGCTTTTAGGGAAATAACTTTATAGATAAATAAAATGACATGGTGTCATTTATATAGGTTAGATAAAAAAATGGGAGTCAATGCAAATGCACTAACTCCCATCCGTCCCAGATAATTAGGATGTGCTTAAGTCTGCAACAACACCATGAGCAGCTTCGTTGGACACTTCTAGTCCATACTCAACTACGATCATTTTTGTTTCTGCATCACCAATAGTAGCAATATCTACTGTTTGGAAATTTCTTAAGTAAGCAACTTTAGCAAATTCTGGATCTACTAAAAGAAGCGATCTTTCTCTTGATCTGTTTGATGGAACGATTTTGAGTTCACCAAAGTCAGATGAATAGATAGATACTGAAGCCTCTACAGTATTTTGATCCACAAATTGTCTAGCTTGTGATCTACCTGTGAAACCACTAATAACTTGTTTGTTATGTGGGCCACAAATAGCCAATGATGGTTCACCACCATTTGTGAAAGCTAACTCAAGTGTATCTTTGAGTAGAGTTTCAGTTAAAGCTCTTTGAGTTCCGTCAGTTGGAGCAGCACCGCTTCCTGTTGAAGCACCACCAGTTCCTCTTGAATCGTTTGAAGTGATCCAAGATTCAAAACCACCAGTTACACGAGCAGTTGTCGCATTACCAGTTGTTTTAGCTCCTTTTTGACATAGAGCCTCTTCCATATCTCTTTTAAGAGCTTTAGACATAATAGCAAGTTGATGAGCCATTTCTGACCTTTTACCTGCTGGATCTGAACTCTCTTGAGATCCTGTTACAGTTGCATCTCTTTTTGAGATCATACATACGTTGCTTGCTCTTACAGTAGCAGTTGAAGCTGCTCTTGAAAGTTCAAAGCCTTCTAATTCTCCACTTGCACTTGGTGTAGGTAGAGATTCTGTTTGCCAATCAAACACCACATTGCTCACATTTCGTGTACCGATTGAGGACATGAACGGAGTTTGCATAGGAGAGATGTTGTAAATGATATTACTTAAATCTTCTCTATCAGCAGTTGCGGTGTAAGTATCAAAAGCGTTAGTTACTTTTGCCATGATTTTTTACTCCTTGTAAATTACTTTAATAATTGTTCAAAAACTTTAGCTGCATCTGAGGGTTTCCCAGTTTTAGCTAACCTTTGTTTTGCTTTCTTCACAGGAGCTACTGATCTTGGTCGGTTCGTAGTACCAGGTCTTGCAACCCTAGCCTTTGCTTTTTCCGTTGGTTTTTTCTTAGTTGCTTTAACAGTTTTGCTTTGCAACCAAGCATTTCTTAAACCAAGTAAGGCTCGGTAGTCATACACGGCATCCATTTCTTCAGGTGAATAACCTAAGACATTGATTCCATATTCTCGAATCGCTAGCTTATCCTTGGTTGCAACTTCAGGATCTTGCCATTCTGGTATAAGTTCAAGTAGCTTTTGCTGGCCTTCTTGCACCATTTGTGCAATTTGCTCTTGCTGTTTTTTAGCATTTTCTTCTTCAAGTCTGCGCTGTTCAGCTTGAGTGGCTCGCAACTTTTCTTTTCTCTCATCCCAGAGTTGCTTTTCTCGAACATAGCCAACGGGATCATCCTCGTATAACCTGTTCCAATCTGGCTCGTTTGCCATTTCGCCCTTTAATTGAGCTTCCAATCTCGGTAACAACTGCGAATAAATCGCATCTCTTTTCGCTAACTCTTCCTGTTGTTTGTCAATGGTTTTCCGTTGTTCAGACAACTCTTGAGTTTTGCGCGTGTAATCTTGCTGACGGGAATATCCGCTTTGGAGTTCCTCAAGCGTGACCTCTACCTCTTCTCCGTCAACTCTGACTTTGTAGTAGGTGGGTTGCTCTTGTTCTTCCTCAACCTCAGTTTGTTCTTCGTCATCAATTTCATCATCAAAATCGGATTCTTCATCTTCAACCATCTCTTCTTCAAGTTCGGCTGCTTCTGGTAATTCATCCTCTTCAATGACTTCCTCTTCTACTTCTTTTGTGACTGCCTCTTCAACTTTTTCCTCTTCTTGAGGAGTTAAGAAACTTTCAAACGCTGAAGTAGCTAGTTCTCCTTCAGTTTGTAAAGCAGTCGGTTTTCCGTTATTGCTCATAAATACTCCTTATGTGTATTTATAAGTATTTTATATGAATTTTTTTAAAAAAGAAAAGATTTTTAGCCTACGCTACGAATCTTATTGATATGTGTTTTAGTGAGTTTGCCTTTTTCTGCAATGATTCTAAGATGTTTTTCTATCTCAGGTATTAATAAAATTGATCTATGTAAGTCCTCTCTAATATTCACATCTTTTATATCACGAGAGTTTAACCAAAAGTTGATGTATTCGTTTTTAAGGTTTTCTACAACTTCCTTAAATACATCTGAGTTTAATATTTGTTCGGCTTGTTCAGCCTTAACGACTTCTTCGTGTGTTGGCATTAACCAGCTCCGCCTTCTTTTTCAAAGAACTCTGTAAATAAGAATGGATCTCTTGGTTCAGGATCAGCCATGTCATCGGGATAAGATGTCGGTAAATCAACATTGCTTACATCTACTTTGGCTAAATCTTCAGGATCAATGCCTGTTAAAAATGCCTCTACATCTAAATCAAACTTTGTAGGTACTCTTACATCTGGGCTATAAAGATTAGGTGCAAAAGTAGTATTTAAAGCTATATCTTCTGCCACAATATTTTCAGGCACAAACATTTCTGAAACAAACGGCGAAATATATTGTTGATATTCTTGTTTTGGCACATAAACATCACCTGGCCCTGAAGGCAAAAACGGTGCCATGCTATCAGTATTAGTGGTTGCATCTGCAAATGTTGGGGATGTTGTTGTTACAGTTGGTGTTGTTGTTGCCGTATCAAAAATAGTAGGCTTTGGTGTTCCTGCGGGCGCATAAGCCATTTGATTGTCTATCATCAAAGAATCGCCTGTGCTAATTCCTGCTGGCATAACTGGAACTGGACTCATTGACATAAAAGGCATATATGTCCCTTGGTATTCAGTTGAACCCATAGGTGCTTGCGGTGAGAAACTTACACCTGGTGCAACAACGGCTGATAAAGGAACTCCACCTGATAAGTATTGTGCATAATCTTGACCAGTTGCTACTGGCCCTGTTCCTGCTGTTACTTCTACTTGTCCTTGTGGTAATCCAACTGCCATATTAATTCGTTATTAGTTTATCTATTTTAGCATCAAGTTTGTCTATTTTGTCTATTAATCTTTGAAACTCGATTGTGTGTTCATTTCTTGTTAGATAATCTCTTGCCACTTCTTCTCTGGTTTTATTAAGCAAAATATCAACACGCTTAACTTCATTTTCGTTTTTTCTTATGCCATAGACTAAAGGTGCTAAGACCAAAGTAACTATGATATTCCAAACGATGTAGCCTGAAATCTCCATATCAATAAAAGTCAGTAGCTCCAGATGTGAGGGCGCGGGCTATAATTTTCCACTTCTGCGATATCCAAATGTATAAATCGTCCATTTCCTTTTTGATTAACTCCTATGCCTGTAAAACCATGTGCAATACCTTTGTATAACACGTCTAATGCTTTTTGGTGGCTAACAGCTATATCAACTGCTAGACCTAATGCGTGTGTACCTGGCTTGCTTTTTTTAGCTTCTATAGGATGTTCAGGACATCTATAACCAGATGATATAACTAGGGGAAATCCTAGGTCATCACGCAATAATTGTAGTTTATCAACTAATTTATGATTTATCTCGTTTTTACCACAATGTTTACACTTGAATTCATCAAGTTTAAAGTTTTTCCAAGTCATTTCTTGTGGGACGAGCCGAAGTAAAAAGATATAACTGCGGTAGCTATACCTGTAATTGATCCAATAACCAGCATAACAATGTCATCGCTTGCATCAGGCTGTGGATAAAGTGTGACTAAACCAATGTAACCAAAGAAACCTACAAGACATAGAACACCTAAAAATTTTGGTGTCCAATCAGAGCTAAACTTTTCTCTAGCATCTTGCACATCTTCGGTTTGTAAAGCAAAAACATCAACCTCAAGCTCTTTCATTTGCACTTCAAATTCTTTTTCTGCTTTTTTAAGAGCAACCATTTGATCTGAGCTAAGACTTTGCATTGCATTTTCTATAGACTTTGGATTGTTAGGTACGCCTAATACACCACTTAATATTTGACCAGCTTGGCCGCCTAAAGGGCCACCTAAAGCTGCTCCAAGTGTGGGTGCTAAACTACCTACTATGCTTTTTATTTTGTTTTTCATTTTTTTTCTTTTGCCGTTTAGTGTTTTCTTCCATAAACTTACTAAGTTCAGCGAAGGTTTGAAATCTTACTTTCTTTTTACTTTCTTCCACTCTTATAAGATTTACTTTTAGATTTTTTCTTTTTAGGCGGTCTGCCTACTTTAGATCCGTATGTTCCTTTACCTCTTGGCATAATTATTTCCTTTTTTTAGATTTTTTTGGCCTGTATAAATCTTGATCTGCTTTTCTTGCACCGCCTTTGCCAGTAGCAAAAGAACGGACACGGCCACAAGCCCAACCGTGAGCAGACACACCTGGTCGAGAACCTGAACTGTAATAAGCTCCTAGCCCTCTTTTATAAACTTTTTCTAAAGTGCTTTTAGATATACCACTAGACTTAGAATATTTAGCTATACATTCGCTTTTACTGGCCACTTTTTACTCTCTTTTTTGATATATTGTTCATCGTTTTACGAGTAAGTTTACCAGCCTTATATAACATTCTAGTTCTCAAAATTTCGTTTTCAGTTTGTTTTGGATTCTTTGAGCCTTTGATGTATTTCTTTGGCACACCTCTTGCAGTTTTTTCTACTGCTTTAAATTTGCGTTTTTGTTTACGACTTTTTACAACCATCGATCTATTTTATCTTTGATGTAATCTTTGTGTTTGTCGTAGATTAGATAACCTACAAGTCCCACGAGTAAAAGTATTGTTATTATTTCCATAGTAGGATTATACCTACCATTTCTTACAAGACCAATATCTAGGGGTTAGTTTGCTTGGGGGTTTGGTATCGCACTTATGTCTAGCACGAAAGGATTTTCTTCTAGCAGGATTGCTTTTTTTGATTTTCATGTTGGGATCACCAAAACGAATTAGTTTGACTTGCTCTCCAGATTTTGCAAGTACGGCAAACTTTTTACGCTTGCCTGGTGTTCTTTTAGGTTTGTTATAACCGCTAAATCTTTCGCCTCTGTATGTAATCGCCATTAGTGTAAAGTTTTCTCCTCGAAACTTATGATCTCTGAGTTTTCATTTACCTGTCCACCCGACATAAGTATCATTATTTGAAGTGCATGATCTTTATTTCTAGCTTTTATTTCTGAACCACGATAGACAATCTCGCCTTCCATTACTTCAATGTCAAATATTTTGTGGGACATTTCCTGTAAATAATCCTTGAGCTTGGTCTTTTGCAGTTTGCCTGATAGTTTCTCGGTCACGCTCCATGATAGCATTTATTTCTGCTATGTTGACCTGAGTTCCGTATTTAGCTAACAATTCTGCCGCCTTCAGTCTAATTTGTGCTTCTTCAATGTCCCTGCTTCTATCATCGTCCATGATAATCTTCATGCGATCTGTTTCTGCATCAATGATAGCTTTCTGTGCTTGTACTTGAGCCTTCTGTGCTTCCGCTTGTGCTAATAACTCAGTTGCATCGGGCTTAGTTTGCTCTGGTGAAGGTGGCATTGGCGGTACTTCAGTATTGATAAATGATTCAGGATCTTTAAATCCAGCCATCTCAATCATTCTACTAAGTGTGTTTGCGTATTGTTGTAAAGAAACCATAGGATTGTTTGGCCCTAGGGTTTGTAGGATTTGTTCTTGCTTACCTGCAACTGATCCTAAGATAGCAAATTTCTCTTCATCGGATGATTTAGAGATTGCAACATTAACAATTAAATCTTTGTCAGCGTTCCAATATCTAGGATCAACGGGTATGAACTTACCATTGAGCCTAAAGACATCTTGAGAGTTTTGATGTTTGATAACCAAGTTGTTAATCAAGGTAAATAAATCTTTCATTCCGCCTTCGGCAAAGTGTCTGCAAATTAATTCGATACGACCTTGTGCGCCAGACATGGTTGCTGCCACCGCAGCTTTGGTGCTTGATTGTAAAGCATCAGCATTTAAGCCTGCTGAAGCCTTAGATACACCTGTTCTATTTTCTTTACTTTCATCTAAGTAACCAAGAACAGGGAACGCTTCCTTGCCAACAAAAGGGACTGAGAAGGGTTGTACCATTCCTGGCGCACGCACACGAATAGGCTGTCCAATGTCTGTGTTTAAGACATCATCGATGTTGACTTGTCCTTCGACAACAGCCATTCGTGGGAAAATAGAATGCCCTAACGAATCGAGTGTATCTCGCATAATTTGCGACTTTGCTGCTTGGATAGGTTTGAGGTAATCCGCAGGGCATGATCCGATTGCAGTATGCGGTTCAGGATCAGGGCAAAACATGACAATAGGTAAATCATCCCATTGCTCAACATTTAACACATGCAGTCCATCACCAACGGTGCATACTCTAATTCTTTCATCGATTCCATCACCATCAAAGTCATAGAAAAGATAATGTTCAATGTATAAAACATCCTTACCGCCTGAATCGTTACGATCTGGATAAACCATGTTATCGAAAGGATTACGGGCTTGTTGTTCATCGTAGCTTTCTGGATCAAGTGCTGTACCTGCATACGAGGCATACTC